TTCTTGTGTTTCAAGTGAAACCAAATTTCTTTGAGATACAGATCCTCCTTCTTGTTTATAAGAATCCGATATAATATGCGAGACCATATTCGTCATCGGTAAACAAGAGCGGATCACCATACTTATATTTTTTCCAATCAGTTCTTCCAAAACAACCAGATTTCTCTGTCTCTCTACATTCTTTAATTCGTGATACATCAGATACGGGCGCTTCCATAACGAACGAGCAATTGAAATATAACACCGATGAACAAAATTTTCCGCATTAGGGACTCGTAATTGAAGTTTATCTGTATTGCCAACGGTTGCTATATGTAGCCTTCCATAGGTCATAAAAACTGCCTTGAGTAAATCTGGAAAATAATTACATCGCGATTGTACTATAAAGTCTTTATAGTTCTCATGGATTTGACTAGCATTCCATTCAGGAATTGTAGTCAATTCATCCTGAAAACTTTGTAATACATTTTTGTTAGCAGTTCGCTGTAGTACTTTTTCGTATATATTTCGAATCGTAATAACAAATGCTTCAATCGTAACATCTTTCAAATGGTCTACATATTCCCTTTTTTGATACATTAAAACTTGTATGTCGTCTTTTGACATGGCTGCATACATAATACAAAAATAACTTTCTTAAATCAATCACGAATGTTTCATAATTATACGGTTCCGATTGGATTGATGGGAAGAGCATACTCATTCTGTTTGAGAGAGTTCATAAGACTCGGGTCAAGACGATTGGGTTCCAGAACCTTTGCTGAAAGTTTGGTAACATCGCACACGTCAACAACCGCATGTTCAAACTGAATTGCTCTGGCATTGTTTGTAGATCGTGTAGAAAGATCATCCGATCCTATTCTCTTAATTTCCATATCAATACCGTCGGTAGACATACTAACCTTCGCTCCTTCCGATCCAGATCGTCGTGTAGCAGCCGTAAGTAAAGTACCGCGCGTATCATCAATTCTCATATTTCGCTCAGCCTCTTCGGTGGGACCGCGATATTCTGAAACAGCTCCTCCTGAACCATAATAGTTTGTCGATTCAGTACCTTCACGGAAAGTGGTCTTCATAACAATATCAGGATCATATATGACCGTTCGATATGTATGAGCTGCTACATTACGCAAGGTAAGTCCAGTATCCATATCCGAAGGCAATGTTTCGCGAATGGTTGAACGAGCCTGATCGTCCGTTTCCATCTGTCCAGCATTAATACCTTTCACGTTCAATACGGTACTGTCGTGAATAGCTGTTTCTTTTATCGTTGTACGCATAATATGGTCAACTGGATCATATACCGTCGGCTTTGAAGGAATCTGTACATGCATATTTCCGAACATTCGTTCAGCGTCGGTATAGAACTCTTTGTACGATGGTTTCAATACATCCAATATAGGAGCTGTAAGCGAATTTACAAGATATTTCAAGTTTGTAACTACCGTCTTTTGTTCTGTTTCCGCACGATTGGTAGGACGATCCACGAAGATTGACCTTTCCGTCGGTTTCGAAATTGCCCCTGTCGTTTTAATCCATTGATTTTCCGTTTGTTCGTAATATGTATCGGGCCGATTTTTCTCCATCGTACCCATAAGACCACGATCTGTAACAATTGACTTTTTAGGACCTTGGAATGGCAACTTATAGGAAAGTTTGGGGTTGTTTAGAGCTCGCAATTCGTCTACATTCCTGGGTTTGGCATATTCATTCGTATTTGCTTGTTGGAATCCGCCGGATGGAGCACTTGTATAACCTTGTGCTAAACCACGACCTACATTTATTTTAGGAATAGGGAAATCATTACTTCGCTTGATAGGAGTTTCAATATGATCTTTGAAATATTCATCGCTGTTTGGTGTACCATTTACAAAGGCGCCATATTCTGCAGGTTGGAAAAAAGGTTTAGTTTCTGCCTTTGGTTTGAAAAATTCACTACGGCCGGTATGACGATCTAAGGTACTGGCAAAACTTTCTACATTCATGTTCTGTTTTACGCTGCCTTTGAAGAACGGTTGCATGTTCTTGTGTGTAAAATCTCCAATGGGAATCGTGTTGCCTGCCAACGTAGTGACTGTGCTTGGTCGATCTTCCTGCATCGTAGCATTTTTCTCCTGTGGAGTAGCGAATTCGAACATACTTGCGTAAGCTGGTCGCGGCACCACACCTGTTTCCATAGGAGTTTGTGCTTTATTCCATTTTGTATCACCCCGTGTCTGTTCATCCGCGCGAACTTCTTGCCAGTGATTTGATTTATAGATATTTTTCATGGATGGTTTCTCGTTTGGTTCGGCATAAGCCTTGTCAAAATATGTATTCATCACAGGTTTACTCTCTACACCATCCATGATATTTATTTTTATGATACAAACAAATATATAAAAAATATACAATTATGATTTATGTTTTAGTATTAATTTAGAGCTGTCCAATGCTACGGCAAGTCTGTTGAGCAGGAGCTCCAGGGCGAACGGGTGGAAGTGTACCGCATACTGGGTTCATTTTCCAATTGCGAACAAATGCTTGATTGTCGTCCTGAAGAGAGGCGGAAGGAAGCATGGGAGTTTGATCTATGAATTGAGGCAAAGCAGGTATACAATTATCCTTGATCACGATACTGCTATTTACATTCCACTGGAACGGGATAATCGCCTTATCCTGAGGATTCCAGCATAGCCATTCCCAACGATTCCACCCTGTGCTTCGTAGCGTACAAGGAGGGTTTGAAAGGCGCGTATCTTCCATCGTCGCGGTACAGGCATGAGCATCCTGGTTACCTTTCGCTATGCAAGCAGGTTTGATATTGTAGTTATATGGGTTATACATATCCTTGTCGCACTTGGAAGAACGATAGTTCAAACCTTTCAATTCACTGTTGTCATTTACACTGGCCCCGGGAGCACAAAATCCGGGTCCCCACGCTTGCCAACGCAGACTGGGATCTGCTGGAATATCTTGTCCGCAGGCATTTCCATCATTGGACGGTGTCATTAGATTATACATTCCAGGACCTACGGATACGCGTAGTTTTTCGTCATAACTACAAGATCCTATGTTGGCATATACTTCTGTCATCTTGTTTCTCTATTATGAGGAAGACAAAAAATAAAGTACAGAAACATATAAGATCTTTACCATCATTTTTAAATGTTAGGTCGCATTTGTACAAATTGCTTCAAATACATCTTTAAGAAGAGCATCTAATTTGACAATATCGATCTTACTACCAACCTTGTCGGAACTAGTACATATAACATCCAATATTGTATAAATAAGCGTCTTTATAGAATTCTTAATGTATTCTGCTTTTGTTGAAGAAACAGTGGTACCAACCAGAAGAGATGTGGTATAATTATCAATTGCTGTATCGCCCGTCAATTTTATATCCGCGCAGGTAGTATTCTTAGTGTTTGATTGAAGTTCCGCTATAAAAGCAGCCCTCTTTTCTTCGGCGGTTTTGCTTGATATAGAACAAGCTGTATCCTGCATAACTTTAAAGACATTGGACACATCATTCATAATCTTGTTAACATCCTCTTTATTTGTCTTATAGGATATTCCGATCATCGATTGTTTGTTTTGGAGATCTTTCAACATATCTTGTAGTTTTTTTTTATCCGATTTAGTTTTTCGTAGTTCATTAGAAAGGTTAGAAAGGTCGCGATTACTATTTAGTAGTTTGATTATAATATATACTACTACAACTATAAGTAAAACCAATAAGACTGAAAGGGTAATTACCAGAGCAAGCATTATCTAAAATTTGAAACAGAAAAAAAGAATATAATTGTAAAAATATATATTTACTATTTATTTTTTAATTATTAGGATAATGGATTATATGAGTATCTATCGTAGGCTCGTCTTTTGATACATGAAATACGGAATTGATAGCGTCCGCTGTATCCGCATATGTATTCCATATGCCTTTACGAAGAACGAGGCATTCTTTTTCGGGTGATTTTTGTTCATCTCGTACACTGAAGAAGAAGACAAGTTGTTCGTGTAATATCTTTGACATATTCTCTAATTTTTGTTTTATTTCTTCAAATTCTTTTTTACTCTTTGGAAAATAACCTAAATCGTTATCAAGGATGCTCTTCTTAACTATATGATCGCGTTCCTGCTGCTTCATCATCATTTGAAAGTCAATTTTCGGTGATTTTTCGGCTGGGTGTAATGCTACAAGGTCTAAATAACGGGTATACATGAAGTACATTTTTCTAAGATTGATTGGTTAGCGTATATTGAGTGAATTTATGTGGTATTAAAAGGTAATTTTCTCTCTTCAAATTTTTTCATCTTTAACCGAAATAATCATTAATTCTATAAAAAGTAATACATAAATCATAATCCTAATCATAATCCTAATCCTTTATTTTTTAGATTAATGAAGTTTTGTCTGATTGGTCTGGTGATAGCAATTGTTTCGTAGGAACTCCTGTCGGCGCTCATAGTCTTTTGTGGGAATACCGCCTCGTATCCAAGGTTCAACAACATGTTCGGGATTTTGTACTTCTTTTACGCACGGTAGAAGGCGATCAAATTCCTTCAACGAATATTCCATAAGAGTTTTCTTACACGGGAGAATGCTGCCTTCATAAACCGAGTTATCAACACCTTGTAAAATAGGCATTTCTTCTGCGGGATCTACCCGACCAGGCCTTAGATTTGGAACACCTTGGAAAACGCGTTCGTAAAGCTGGATACGGCAACGATCCTTGGTCATTTGATCAGGGTCGTTGCGTAGAGCGGAATACTGATCAATTAGACAATCATCTGAAAGTCCAACACCGATACGAGGGTGAAGATTTGGATGATCATATGCGAACGACGCCATCCTCTGATCGGGGGTATTGCACTTTACAGGCCAATTGTAGGCATAGTTCTTCATTGTGTAATCTTTGATGCCGACATTGTACCTATCCCTCTGCTCAATAGTGCATTTATCATTACGTAATGTGTTCTCATCAAGAAACATAGCTGTTGACATTGTATAAAATCTCTACAATTCAAATAAGAATAAAAAAAATCATTTTTCATAGTGTTTGGAATTATGCTGCTCCTCCACTTCCATTACCGGATCGTCTCTGCGCGTCGTCAAACGACTGTGTCATGCATGCGAATCCGTTGCCTTCCTTACAGGTGGGGGGCGATCCGTATACCCATTGAGCAAAACTTTCCTGATCGTTTGGAACAGATGTATTTGGCATGGTATAGAATTGGCGCTGAGAAGACATTTTATCGTATATATCGCTGCAGTCTTGGAATAGTCTTTTGTGGAAATTATCATTTATTTTTTCATATACGGTTTCATTTTCTATAGGACACGCTGTTTCGTAATTTACTTTTGTTCCATATTCATCCACGCTTGGATTCATAAAAGGGTTTTCAACGGTTGTCCTCTTACATACACTATTATCAATCACATCTACTTGCTTGTCTTTTAAGTAATCCTGTACGCGTTCTTTCGTATTCTTTTGATATTTATATACGATAACCGTTATTGCGAGAGCTATAATTCCCCACAATAAATGGTTTGCGTTGCTCATAACCAGAGCTAAGATTACACCCAAATAAATAAAAAACCTAACAATAGCGTTTAGTTTTTCTTCAAATGTTAAGCTTTGGAGTGGTATGATAATATAATAATTTTTGGATGTAAAAAGTCCTGGAACATCTTCGTACCATATTTTTTCTGACATGATGTACTATGTACTATATACTACTGATCCGTAATATTTTCTTTTAATTTGTTCTTTTCCATCTTATTGCGTATCTTCTGTACCATAGCAGATCTACGCATATCTTTCGTAAGGGTCTTGGCCGCCGAACTGTTAGCGACGGCTCGTTTATCATTTGAAGATGGCTTCTTCTGGTGGCTATTTTGTCCACCCATCATTCCCTGAAACATTTGAGCAATAGATCCAATGTCAAAATTGCCCATTCCGGATCCCGATCCCGATCCCGATCCAGAGTCTTCATTATCACTATCATTTGATGATTTACCCATTCCGCCCATTCCGCCCATGACACTCTGCATCATAGTTGCCATCTTACTAAGATCCATCGCGGCTCCTCCCGCCGCTCCTCCGCCACCTTGCAGCATTCCTGGAAGCTTTGTAGCAAATTTCATAGCATCTTGTAGCAAATTCTCTTGTCTTATCTCACCGGATGCCAGCTTACCAATCATCTTTTGGCTTACGGTTCCCAATAGAGATGCTATCCCGCTGTTTGGATCAGCGAGTGCCTTGAATATGTCTCCGTCGCCAGATAACGAATTTTGAATACCGCTCATATCTACTTCATCCATGATTTCCTTTGCCAATTTACCAATACTTGTAGACTCAATATCTGAGAATTGAGTATTAAATATATTGGATACACGGCTGGTATATATAGAATGTAGATGAATAACCCATCGGCAAATAGTGGTATTTTTAATATGGCTGATTTCTTTCACAACTTCCTTATCTTTGAAGCTCTTTAGCAATTCAAGAGCTCGGTTAATGTCGTTGCTGCTGGCATCTTGAAGAAGGATAACAAATATTACGAGATAATGATGAATAATAAATTTATCGTTCATACAAGATGAAATCATCGATACATTGATACTGTTATAAAGCCATGCCGATAAAGCGTCTTCCGATGAAAGAAACTTATCTGCTTCCTCAATATTACAATCGTGGTAAGCTTTCCAAAAAGATTCAGGAATATTGGTAGTTAGCTTCTGAATATATTCCGTAGAACCAGTCTCATAAGAACTATATGAATTCTTGATTGCTCGCAGGATATTACGGGCATCTTTGCTTGTTTCTTTCTGCTGTTTGGCATTTGTTTTAATCTTCTTGATTAAATCAAAATAGAACTTATTAAAGATGAATGCTTTCTTTTCAAGTGAAATAGGCAGATCACCTTCGTCATCTGTTGGGACTTCGGATTTAACTTCTACATTGTTTTCTACGACGATTTCTATGGGGGCTTCTGCTTCTGCTTCTGGTTGATCACCTTCCAAAAAAGTTGCTTTTTCTAAAATCTCTATAGATGTCTTTGTAGTATCGGACATATATAAGTAAAACAAATGAAAATTCCTTAAATCATATAGAATATGTATTATTTTATTTCTATCTGTCTAATTAGAATTAGATTTACATGAGTTGGATTTCATTTTCATTTCCTCTTAATCAACAATTTTATGAAGCACTTATGACGGGAAATATAGAGAGTATGCAACGCGCTTTAGATGAGGGAGGGGATGTAGATGCGATTGATGATGACGGATTCCCTTTGTTATATGATTTAATACTTTCTCGTAATGAAACAGGTGTAAAATTTATATTAGAACATGGAGCGAATGTAAATGTTAATTATATTACACATCAAGAAAACATAGCAAACATAGAAATAACTCCTTTACATTACGCTGCCGCTTCTGGAAATCCTAATTTAGTAAAATTATTATTAGAACATGGAGCGGATATCAATGTAAATAAAGAACTATCGAGTGACTATTCCTGGACTCCATTATCTTATGCGATTATTAGTGGTAATATACCAAATAAAAATAAACTTGAAATTGTAAAGATACTTTTAAAACACGGAGCAGATCTAAATATAAAATTAAAGAAGGACGAAAGTATGGCAATACATCATGCTGCAGAATATGGCGCGATTGATGTGATGAAATTTTTACTAAAGCATAAAACCAGCTCGAGTAGCTCGAGTAGCTCGGGTAGCAAAAGTAGTAGTCTTGTAAAAAAGGCGATAGATATCAATATACAAGACAAATTAAAAAGAACACCTATTGATTTTGCGTATACAGGAAAACGTAAAGAAATGGCTGTTTTTTTACTATCAAAAGGAGCATTGCTTCCAGACTATGGAAGAACAAAGGCGAGATCTGTTCCATTTGTAATTCAAGCCTTACTTGAAGAAGATGTCACACTGAATACATATCGTCGTGTATATCAACAGCTTGAAGATAAAAAATTAGAAGAATTAGCCGGAAATCTAAAAGCAGAAATCGACGAGAAGGAAAAAGGAACTCTAATTCCTATACTACGTCAACGTAAAATAGAAGAAATAAAGGAAGAGGATAAAGACAAGCCACATATATCCGAACTACCAAACGATGTCCTCCAAACTATTTTGTCAAAAGCGAATCTATTAGATCCTATAAAGAAATCAAAAAAGAAAATTAATAACTCGCAAGTATGAATATAAATCAGATTTATAAATTAATTCTGGATCTTGTTGTCTAGGAGAAGTAGAAGACGGAGATATTTCCATATGACAGAACGCTGATCTTCTGTTAGACTACTCCA